CTGATATCCACCGTGCAAGTGACGGTCGCGGGCATTCTCGCGACGATGACCCAGCCGGAGATGCTGCACGTTGATGCAGCACGAAACCCCGCATGAGTGCAGAACCCACAACCCCTTGGGGATGCGACCGCGCTCCACCTCCCATGCCACCCGATGCGCCTGCTCCATCTTGCCGTGAACTTTCATCACGCCGTGCTCGCGAACGAGCGTGCTTTGCCAAAGCAAGCACCCCGTATTCGGCTCCCAGATCGAATTGGCCTCAAGCCGTTCCACTATGTTCATCCTTACCTCCTGGCGCATGCCCTGATATACCAGAACATACGCCAGGAAGAAAACCCGAGACCGGCTCAGTTGGTGGGGTATACGCCAATTCCGAGGCGAAAATCGTCGAAGCCCATGTAAAACCTGGAATAGGCTTTCACCATCAGGTTGTCGGTGGTGAAGTCCGTCTGCATGGACGTCTCGAACGGCGTGCGGGACAGGTAGATCAGGCCCCCGACGTCGGTGAGGACGAACCACGCGTAGGGCGACGTGAGGAAGTCCAGGACCACGTAGCCGTTGGACAGGTCGTTGTTCTCCTTCACGGACCACGTATCGTTGTTGGTCGTGCCGGGGCGGAGTTCGGTTTCCATGAGGCGCTTGGCCACATGGCGCAGTTCGACCGGGACCACCAGCTTGCGGGCCTGGGCGGGCTTGAGCAGGCCAGCGTTATCGCGGAACCGGCGGGCCATGTTGTTGGCCATGGTCAGCGAGGCTTCGTTCAGGCCGACCTGCACCTGCGGGGTGTTCGCGACCACGCCGCCGTCGATGGGATGACTGGTGGAGAACAGTGGCTGGTTGTCGCCGCCGATCTGCGGGTTCAGCACGTTGCCGGTGTTCAGCGTCGCGGCGCCCTGGATTTCCTCCATCTGCTTGAAGGAGGACACGAGCCCCAGGTTCGCGGGGTTGAAGGCCGACTTGTAGAGGTTGTCGTCCATGGCCTCGCGGGTGAACGAGTAGCCCAGGCCGAACGCGACGTGGATGTGGTTGTAGGTGAACCGCTGTCCGGCGCCGTTGTCGAAGGTGGTCGGCGTGCCCTGCTGCTTGAGTTCGGGCAGGGGCAGGTAGCGCATGTGGATGGTGCGTTCCGCCTCCATGTGCGACGTGCCGGTGGCGTAGACCAGCGACCACTGCGTTGGGATGTCGTTGTACATGCCAGCGATCTTGCGGGCACCCGGCAGCAACGCGCCGGGGATCTGAGAGGATGTAATGGCCATCTCTATGGTCTCCGATCAGATGCCGGTGGGGTTCAGGACTTCCGCGGTGTTCATCTTCACGATGATCCACGGATAGGTGTTCGCCGGGTCTTGCGAACTGCCCGGCAAGCCGGCGACGCCGAGGATGCGGAAGGGCAGCGTGTTGGTCGTGTCCAGCGAGGCATAGTCGAGAACCAAGGTGGACTGGCCGGCGAAGTTCGGAGCGCCGTTGGAGGCATTCACGAAGCCGATGTTCTTGCCGCGCCAGGAGGGATCGTAGACCCCGCCGTTCACCTGCGCGATGAACTCGGCGCCGGGGTCGGAAACCACAAGGCAGGGAACGGGGGCGTTGGCGGCGGTGCTCGCCACCCAGCTGCCGTTGAGGCCGTGGTAGGTCTGCTGCACGGTGGGGCTGTAGAACGGCAGGACGCCGCCGAACACGCCGAGAATGCTGGTGTCGGACGCCGCGGCAATGGCCACGTAGCCAAGTTCCCCGCCTGTGCCGGTCTTCACCACGTCGCCAATGGCGATCGAGGAACCGTAGGCGGCCTTGATGTTGTAGAAGTTGCCCTGGTAGTTCGGCGCTGCCGCGAAGTTGTTGCGGGAGTACTGAAGACCACGGGGCGCCAAGACGTTTGCTGGCATTGTCTGGTGGCTTTCACGAGAAGCCGCCAGCCCGAGCGAATCTCCGGGGCGCGCGCTTGATTGAGAAAGCTCACGCCAGAATGGCCGCGGGCAACGGGACCTTACGCACTTTTTTTGTGCGGTTCAATCCCGTTGCGGGAGAGGGTCAGCCGGCCCGGCCGACTTCCTCCTGGATGTCGAGGCCGAGGTTGATGACTTCGATGCCCTTCTGCTGCGGAATGCCGGCCCCGCTGCGGAGGTTGCGCCCGCTGGCCGCGCCCTGGGTGTAGGCCGAACGCTGCTGGATGGCTTCGTCGTAGTCTTCCTGCGCCGCCGCTTGCGTCAGGTGCATGGGGCGGCTGTAGAGGCGCTGGCCATCCATCTCCACGTAGTCGTGATCCCAATCGGGCGGCACCAGTTCGGGCCAGTCGCGGGCCTTCTCAAGCTGCCAGCCCTGGCCGTGGACTCGCGCCATGACGGACGGATCGACGGGCTCACCGAGCACGCGGACCGCCTTAAACTCGTAGGACCAACCACGCTTCATGCGGTGGGGCGGCAGGTATCCCAGCCCCATCTGGTCGTTGCGCCGGAAGCGGCGGACCGCAGGCTGTTCACGGGTGGCGCCCCGGTTGTCCTCGGCCCCATAGGCGAACTGCTCGCGCACCGGTTCGGCCCGGCCGTTGGGGTCACTGGCGTTGGAGCGGGCGGGCGCTTTTCGCACGTCAGCGGCGGTGCGCTCCGTCGCCTCGCGCTCCTGCTGCTCGCGCAAAGCCCTCTGCTGCGCATGGTAGGCGAGCAGCCCGGCGCCGACAGGCCGGGGAGCACGACGAGTCACGGCTGGCGCATCGGGCTTGTCGTCGTCATCAGGCGCGGCCTGAGCCGCCGGCGCGTCATCCTCGCGCTGCAATTCCTCGAAAGTGATGTCGTCCGTGACGTCGTTGTCGTCTTCTTTGGTACCAGACATGATCTTGCCTTCCTGTTATCGCCGGCCGTCGCCGCTGATCAGACCGGTCGGGCGCCCGCGCCGGCGATCCTCGTCGATCTTGACGTGCTCCAAGCAGTAGTCCGCCAACTTCATGCCGCAGATGCGGGCCGCTTCCTCGAAATCCGCCCGGTCACGCGCGTCAGGGAAGGCGATGGACAGCTTGCCGTTGGCCCCGGACGTGACGCGCATTTGGCCAATGTCGGTCTGCACAATGCGGGAGCCGGGGCCGTTGCCGCTTCCGCGCGACGGGGGGGCGCCCGAGTTGCCGCGGTCCATGCGATTCTCCTGTTGTGTGTCCCGCTCGCCGTTCAGTTCCCGGGCGATGGTGCGCTCCACGTAGCGGAAATACTCCGGGGTATCGACGTCCAGGCCCCGTGCTCGCGCGAGTTGATCGGCACCGGCGCAGGCCGCCCGATAGGCCGGGTCCGTCAGGAACTGCGGATGCGCGTCGATCCAGGCCTGGGTTGCCGGGGTGAACTTCTGGCCGGAAGGCTGTGCCGGCGGCTGTGGGGCTGCCCCACCATCGGCCCGAGGCGCGGCGCCATGACGGGCCAGATCGGCTTCGCCCTGCCGGATGTTGACGTTGGCGGCGGTCAGAAGCTCGATCGCCGCCTGCTCGCTATCCAGGTCACCCGACTCGCGAGCGGCACGGTAGGCGGCAGAGGCCGCATCGCGCGCCGTCTTGGCTGATTCCAGTTCCGCCTTGAGTGCGGCGGCCCGGTCCTCGACGCGGCTGGCCTGTGTCTCCTGAAGCTGGCGCCGCAGGTCATCGGCTTGGCGCTGCGCTGCGACGCGCTCGGCCCGCTCCCGCCTGGCCGTGGCCTCGTGATCCTTGAGCGCCTTCTGGCTTTGGGCCAGTGCGCCGGCGGCATCGTCATCGCCGCTCAGGTCGTTGTCGTCGTTCACAACGGCGGCGGCTTCCTGGCGCTGCGTGCGTCGTGCGCCCGTATTCTCCCCGCCACCCGTCAGGATTTCTCCCGGCGTGCCGACGTCATCGACGATTTCAATGGTGTCGCTGGGCATCATGCCTGTCCTTCATAGGTCTCGATCATCCCCTTCAGGGTCTCGTATCGGGCGCGGCGTTCGGCATCGCGCTGGCTTGGGTCACGTGGGTCGTTGGTTGGGGCCAGCACGGCCATCTCGGCCCGTGCCTCGGCCAACAGTTCGGGGCGTGCCGCGAAGGCCGCCAGATACCCGAGGTGGGCTGGATTGGGCTTGCGCCCGACACGCGCCCGGTAATGGGCCGCGATGTAGTCGGCCAGGACCGGGGGCGCTTCGTCGGTCATCAGACGACCATGTGCGGGTTCTTCACCCGGCCGATGAACAGGTCATCCCGGATGATGCGGCAGCACCAGCCGTCGAAGAAGTAGAGGGGTTCTTCCGCGCGCCGGTGGGGCAACACGCCCATGACCCGCTTGCCGCCAGAGCCGGCGATTTGCAGGGTGATTCCGTCATTGGCGGACGAGAACAGCCAGTCGTACACCTTGGGGATACCATCCGCGCCCCCGAACTGCGCCTTGATCCAGGACGCATCACCGTTGAACGCGTCCGGCCCCATGGCCAGGATCATGCCGACCTTGCCCTGGAACTGGTCTTCCTTCTGCTGCGTGTCGGTGAACTGGATCGTGGTGCCCGGCTTTACCAGCGGGCGGATGTAAACCGCGATCAGGACCGATCGGCCCCACAGTTCCAGTTCTTCGTGGTAGTTCCCAAGCTGCTCCAGGATGTGCTGCTTGGCGGTTTCGTAGTCGTCATGATGCCAGTTCAGGAGGAAACTTTGGTCTCCCATCAATCACCTTTTCAGTTGAGTTCTCGGTAGGTCTCGTCGAGCACTTTGATCGCCCAACGGATCCCGGCAATTTCCCCAACGACCGTGTGCATCACGGATGCCGATTCGTTCTGCCGGGTCGTCAGGTTCTCGACCAAGCCGTCCTCACGCTCCTTGAGCGCAAGCCGAACCTGGTTCCGCAGGCTGTCCATCGACATCAGCGGGGTTGCCGAACCAAAATGCCGTGCAGTTGCGGCTCATCGGGCATCACCAGACGCTCGCTGGAGGACACTACGGTCTCCCCGTATGCGATGGACAGGCCCATCATGGCGGCCGACCGCAGCGCCGTATCACCGATTGTCTTGGGCGCCTGCTTGCGCCCGTCCACGCTCGATACCGTGTGCAGGCTGGAAGCAATGGCCACCATCAGATCGCGGATGACGGGCTCGGACACGACGACGATCATTTCGCGCCCTTTTTCACACGTCCGCCGCGCCTCAATACGTCGTCCTTGGGAACGATGCCGCCGGGAAGAACGCCGTCTTTGGTGTTCCATTTGTCCATCAGGCGATCGGCTTCCATCTCTCCTGCGGTCGGACGGGAGACGCGGGGCGCCGGGCGCGGAGCAGAACGAACCGCGGGGGCGGCACGACCGCTACCCGTCAACGCACCTTCGCCAAACTCGATGCCGGGGGAACGAGACGCTGCCGTACGACCACTGCCCGTCAACGCGCCCTCGCCGGGGGAGGCACGACGCGCTCCTGTGACTGGCGCCGCACCTTCTTCCATCGCATCATACTTCGCGCCGCGATAGCCGCCCACCGGGCTGCGAGTCTTGCTGATCCCGCCCTCATCGGCAACCGTATATCTGTCCGATGCCGACGCATTCTTCCGCGCCTTGGGCGCCGTCGCGCTCGGCGCCGGACCTTCGCCGCGAAGCCACCGCTTCAGGTTCCCGCCAACGGGCTCGTTCGTCACTTTGGAAAGATCGGGACCGACCCCGCCCCCACCAGCACGGCGTCCGCCGCCCTTGGCCATGGGCTTCATCGGAATCTTGCCGCCGCGCTTGAACTGCGGGCCGCCGGGAGCGCCCATGCCAAGCGGCTTGGGCTGCATGCCGAGCGGCGGTCCACCCAGGTTCATCGGGGGCGGCGCGGGCGGGGGCGGCGCCATGGGCGGCATCATCGGGGCCGCACCGGCACCCATCGGGGCCGCGTGCATGCCGCGCTGCATGGAGCCGCGCAGGGACTGCGCATCGTTCGACGCGCCGCCGGATGCCACGATCACGTTCACGGTGGTGGCCGGCTTCTTCACCGAGCCGCCGCGGGCCAGCTTCAGGGGCGCGTTCTTGCCGCCGTGCAGCGCCGCCTCATGCTGGCGGACGGCTGACCTGACCATGGCCTTGTCCTGCTTGACGTCGCCACCGGTCGCATAGCCGCTCGCCCTCAGCATGGAGTGCGCGCGTTGGGCCGGCGTTGGGCATTTCGACATGATCCGTTCCTTTCATGAGAACGAGCTTGAAGCCGGCGCCGCCGGTCTCCGCTGGCGTGAGGATACGCAAATACGGCTTGCTTGCAACAAAGTCGCGATCGGGCCACCGGGGCAGCCTGGATTGGATCATCACGCGGCCCCCTCGGCCGTCCAGTTCACGCGATAGGTCGAACTGATGCGCCCAGGACACACGACCTGAAACAGCGATGCGTTCTGGCCAATGAGGTAGACCGGCGTTTGCGTCAGGGTCGCGTCCCCGTTCTGCACGACAATCGTTGGGTCAACGGCGCCGAACACGGTGGGGAAGTTGATGGTCGCATTCCCGGAACCATCCGTGTTCACCAACGTCGATCCGCTTTGCCGACGCACGCTGCCCGGTAGCAACATCGTGAGAGTGCGGGAGCCGAAGGTTGGAGCGAACTGCGAATAGTTGACCACCTGATTGCCGGACGCGCCGGCCGTCGAAACCGTCAGGGCGCCCGTGATGGCGCTGTTGCCGACAATGGCGGCACCACCCGCGCTGATCGTAAGACCGCCAGACTCGATGGTGACCGCGCCCCGGAAAGTCCGGTTATTGATCGTGCCGCCGGTGCTTCCTCCATCCATGATCCACACGTTGCCGCCGCGGGAATAAACGGCAAGCTGTGTGTTCTGCGGGACAACCGGCCCGACCGAGCCACCTCCCGTCGTCTTGACGGTCACCGTGAAGGCGCCCGTCGTGGCGTTGTTGATGATGTAGAAGGACCCGACGTTGGGCAGCAGGTAGGAGATGTTGCCCGTCAGAACGCCGGTTAGGGACTGCACGAGGTTCTGCGCTTGCGCGGTCGTAGCGGTCACGTCCGAGGACCCCGCGACGTTGACCACCGCTTGGCCGCCCATGTTGTTGTCCAGGATGGACGTCCCCTGGTTCAGGAAGACGCCCCACTGGTTCAAATCACCAGCCACGGTCGGGAGGGAGTAGCCCTTGTTTGGCGTGTAGGCGACCATCACCCGTTATCCTTGCTGGTGTCCGCAAAACTCTGCGTGAATCGCGCGGCCCGCGCTTCCGCCATCTGATCCTGGTGCTGCGCTTGGTCCACCGAGCGATCTGCCGTGGCGTTCACCGTCTCGTGCATGCGCTTCGCCGCGTCGCGCGCGGCCTCGGCGTTCACCCGCATTTCCTCGACGCCGGCCTGTGCCGTGACCTTGGCCAATTCCGCCTGCCGGTTGGCCGCGTTGTCTTGGGCCTTGAGTTCCAGTTCCTTCATGTCGCCTTGGTGCTTCAATTCCTCGGCCTGCATGCGTTGCGCGCCCTTGTCCTTCTCGGTCTGGGCCTTGATCTGCGCTGCCGCCAGCTTGGGATCGGGCGCGGCCGGGCCGGGCGGCGTCGGCGGGACCGTCAGTTCTTCCGGGTTCTCCATCCCCAGCACCTTCAGCACGTTCGCCCAGATGCCCCGCTGGTTGGCGATGCCCTGGAACTGCGGCGAACCGGACGCGGCGACCAGCGCCTGAGTCCGCATGATGCGATGCTGCTGCGACGGGACGTTGGGATCGGCCGCCGGGATCAGGTCCCGGTCCTCGATTTCCTGCCGCACCGCCCAACGCCGAGCCGGCGACTTGCGCCCGCGCCACAGTGCCTCGGGATCGTCCGCGAACAGTTCCCGCAGCAACTCGAACTCGTCCGCCTGCGAGATATGGTCGTCCTTGTGGATGGCGCCCGGGACCTGGGTGACCTGCTCCATGTAGGACATGATGGTGCCGACCGGGACGTTGGACAGGCCCGCCTCCCCGAGCGGCAGGGACACGATGCCGGCGATGCGGCTGACGTCCCCCTCCATTTTCGTCAGAAGGGCCATTTCCTCCGCACCCGGCGCGCGGTACGGCAGCGGCATGAAGATGTCCTGCGCCCTGGTCGCGCCCCCGCCGTTCACCCCGATCCACTGGCCAGGGTTCGGCCGGATCACGGTCTGCGGGTTACGGTTGCCGTTCTGCAGCCAGATGCCGCCCGGGAAGTTGGCGTAGAGCGTCGCATCCGTCATCGCGCGCTGGAGCATTGAGGCATAGAGGGTCGGGTTGCCGACAAGGTGGATCAGGCCGTAGTCGTAGAAGCCAAGGCCCGGGATTGATCCGTATTTCACATAGCGCCGGCGCGGGCGGTAATCGCGGTCGCCGCGGCGCCAGTTTCTGCGCACCTCCAGAACCTGCCGGCTGTCCTTGTCGATCGAGACCCGATAGGGCAGCGGGTAGCCGGGAACGTGCCCTTCTTCGTCCTCATCCAGCACGTCCATGTCCCCCATGCTGCCGGGGAAGCTGCGGCTGTCGATCTCGACGTAGCACTCGTAGACCTGATGGTCCGCGTCCCACGGCTGCTTGGGGGTGGGGTCGATGCCCTCGCTGTCCGCAATCGCGCGCTCGGTGTTGGTCGGATCGCCCAGGGGCTGGATCAGGTCGATGTCCCGATAGTGCCCCGTCTTCTGGAGCCGCCGCATCGTGCCCTGCGACATGCGGATTCGCTCGGTGATGCGACTGGCCCCGCTCAGGTGGGTGCAGTCGGGAGAGACGATCAGATCCTGGGCACGGACCCACACGGACGCCGGACGCCGGCGAATGGGGCAGCGGTAGACCTTGCGGAACGCATTGCCGATCAGGATGCGCGAGAACAGCATGCGGCTGAAATCGGGGTAGTACTCCCGGTCGGTCATCGTCAGGTAGTGATTCAGGTCCTGTTGCAGCGCGTCCGCAAGCGCGTCGTCACCCGCATCCAGGTCTTCCTCCGCCTCGGGGAGCAAGGTGGCCAAACCGTCCTGCGTCGCAGGCTCCCCCGTGAGCCCCGGCGCGGCCATGTCACGCGCGGCCCTGCGGCCAGCAACGGCGGCGGTGTTGCGTTTTACCCGGACCGGCCCGTTAGCGGGCAGCAATTCCGCCCGGGCGACGCCCCACAGTTTGACCGCGGCCTCCAGCATGCAGGTGGCCACCATCTTGCAGACCGTGCCGTCGACGGTGACGGTGGTGGTGGGCTCCTCGATCTTCACGCCCAGGTAGTCGGCCACCTTGTTGGCCGTGTCCTCCCAATCGACCCGGGAGCGCAGGTCATCCTCGACGCCCTGGATCAGGAACTCGGAGAGGATGGACAGCGCGCCGTCGTCCATCTTGTCGGCAAGGTTCTCGTCAAACTTCTCGCGCTCGATTTCCTCCGCGCCGGCTCCGAGCCCCCCGATCATGTCGTCCTGGGTGACCGTGATGGCGACGTCACCCGTCTCGATGACCACGGAAGGGGGCGGGTCGTCTTCGTCGACGATCTCCACCTCGCCCGCGCCGAGGGCAGGCCTTCCCGGAATGTTGAGGATTTCCGCGAAGGGCCGGGGACGCTCGCGAGGGGCAACGATGACGTCGCTCATGGTGTTCTCCGCTTCGCCCTGCGTTGTAGCCAAAAATTAGGCAGGCATCAAACCATCACGCGTTTGCCGGCCCGTGGATTGCATAGGGCACTCCGACAGGGCGCTGGTATTGCATCGCCTCATCCTCGGTTTCGCGGAACTCGGCTTTCGTGATGGCCAGGCCTGTCTTGCGCGCCCACAGCAGCATCTGGCCGAGACAGTCGACGTAATCGTCATGCGCGCCGCGGGGGAAGGATGTCGTCTCCGCGATCACTTCCTCGGCCCACTCCGCCTCGGGCGCCCACACCATGCCCCCTTCCCAGATGTCCATGCCGGTCGCCGGATCCTTGCGGACGGGCCCGGAGAACATGGGCGTGATGGCCATGACGCGCGTTACCTTGTCCTGCGCGTACCGGCCGCCGCCGATCTTGAGCAGGCAGGTGTCCCACGGCGCGCTGGCGTAGAGCCGACGAATTTCGGCCGCGACGTCGTGCCCGCGGGCCTTGTCCTCGATCAGGAGATAGTCGACGTTGTGCTTCCGGCAGGCATCCCCGACCATGCGCACAAGGTCCGCAAGGTTCGTCCGCACCCGCCACGCATCGGCCAGCATGAACTGCGGCGCGCCATCATCGTCCGCAAAGGCCCCGACGATCGTGAGGGCGTTGTAGTCGTTCTCCGTGCCTTCCTTGATGGCCGTGTCCAGGCTGGCGATGACGGTGCCGAACTCGGGAAGCACCATCCCGCGCCACCGGCGCCACCACTCCCGCCGGATGATGGCGCCGCCGCGCACGGTGGGAAGTTGTTGGTACTGACTGGCAAAGGCATACGGGCCTTTGATTGTCTTCATTTTTTCCATTTCTTCGGGGGGGTAACGCTCGGGCCAGCATAGCGTCCCCTCCGCCTGAGCCATGGGGCTTCCAGGCTTTGCCTCCAGCCCCCCGTGCGCCCGCATGACAAGCCCGGCCAGTTCTTTCCCGCTGCTGTCCAGGCCACGGGGATCGGCCCATACCTGCGTCGCCTCCCCGCTCTTGTTCCGCCGCAGGACCACATGCTGAAAACGGCTGGGGTCAAATTCCATTGGCACTACGATGTGGGTGTAGCCGAACTGGAGCAAAACGCCCGTGGCATCCTGTTCGTGCGTCCTCTGTTGGATGTTGATGATCACAGAGGTTTTGAGGTTGTTGACGCGATCGGGCATGACCTCCCGAAGCCAATGGCTTGTTCCGGCCCGGATCGTTTCGCTCTCCACGTTGTTAGGGTCGTTCAGGTCGTCGCAGTTATGCGCAAGGATGCCCTCGACGAAATAGTTGTGATCTGGCCCTACGCGCAGGTTGTAGGTGGGCTCTCCGGTTTCTCCGATAACATCAACGGAGATGACGGATATCGCATCGCTTATTTCCGGGCGATCAAGACGCACACCCTTGAGCAGGTCACCCGGACACACATCATCTGCCGGGACGAACCCCCGTCCCTCAACCCAAATCGGATGGTCGCTTGTACATGTGAGGGACCGATTTTCATAGTTGAGCCTTACCATTCTCCCGGCTGGATTGACCTCGTAACACTCGATTTTCTGCCACCTGACACCGTTCCCGGACCATCCGGCGACAAGAACGTCCCTGCGCTCATCGACGATATCTCCGACCGCCATTTCTCCTTGGCTGGTCAGAATGCGGGCCGACCTTTCGAGGCACAACACATAGTCACCGCGATGGCCCGTTGTGCCACCCCCCGTGCTTACCACCCGCTTCCATCCGGTTGCGGATGTCTCGACCAATCCAACCCCCTCGCGAACAACCTGCACGCGGTCACCCCAAAACTGGCGGAACAAATCGGACTGGATTACTCTCAATAGTCTCCCGTTATCACGCTCAGGGATCATGGTTGAATATGACGCGCTGATAAACCGCAGGTGCGGCTTGTTTTGAGCTCCCCACAACCATGCCGGGTAGAACACGTTAAGCATCGTGCTTTTCATTGATCCGGGTGGAACGTTGATGCAGATGCGATGAAGGTGCCCATCAGCGGCAGCCATCAGCACATCGCACATGGCTTCCAGAACCCAGCCCTTGATGAGCGGGGTGGCGGGCTCGACGACGGGCCAGAACGCCTGCACGAAGGCCATCAGGTCCTTTTCGCAATCGGCCTTCAGCGCGGCCCGTTCCTCCCGCCGCCGCAGTTCCGCCCGTGCAGCCTTAAGCAACTCCGCCGTGATCTTGGACATGAACGCTGCTCCTAGCTGATGTCGACCGCATTGCCGTTGATGGTCTTCTGCTGCGCGCCGTTTACGATAGCCTTCAACTCGTTTTCGGACAGGTCTTCGACCGACCTCACCACGCGGACGTGCCGCTGTTCCACCACCATGCCCATGATCTGGGCCAGCGTGCCGAGGGCCTGGCGCTTGTCCGCCACCCGGACGTGCTCATCGCTGGTGGGAGCGAAGGCGATCTTGGCCAGTTCCTTGATGACGCCCTCGCGGGTGACACCTTCGATCATGACCCGTTCGAGCGCGGTGATGGAATCGTTCTTGAGCGCCATTTCGCTTCGGCGCTGGATCCGGTCCTGGAGGGTGGCGATGTGGACGTCATCGACGCCCGAGATCACCGGCTCTCTCTGCATGAACTCCAGGGCCGCGACGACGTGCGGACGCTGCCTGATCTTCGTCACCGCCGACATTGCGCTGGTTTTGGTGACGTTGGGGTTTGCGTCCATGTAGGCCCGGTAGGCGACGCCGGTCTTCGAGAAGATGCGCGCGAACAGAAGCTCCTTGTCGCTCAACTTGTTGAGGATTGCGTCAGCCTCCGCTTGCGCCTTGGCTTTTTCCTGCGCTGCCGCAGAGGCGGGGGTGGGCGACTTGCGCTTCGGAGATGCCGCCATCACGCGCGCCCCATATAAATGTTTTCAGGAACGATAATTTGTCCTTTCATTTTTAGGTCGATTGTTCCAAGATGAATGGGCGCAAAGGAGCAACGCATGTCTGACACCACCATGACGATCGAACAAGTTATCCTGCGACTGGCCCGCATGAAGCTGGCGGGGCAAGTCGAGGATATAGCCCGGCTGCTTCTGATCAAAGCCAATCCCGAATGGCGCCACCCGCGCGTGATCGCTGCCAACTTCGGGACGAACGGCGCGAATATGTGCCGGTTCCAAGCCAAAATGGTCAAGCGCGGGTTTTTGAAGGCCGAGCGCCTGAAAACGGACCGGCGCCAAGTGAGCGTCACCGTCACCGCTGCCGGCTCCAACTTCCTCCGCAAGATCGAACGGGACTGGAGCAAGGGGGCATGAGCAGCCGCCCCCGGCGCGCGCTGACCGGCCCCCAACTGGAGGCTATGGTGCGGCAGGCCGTGCTCCAGTTTCTGGTGCATGGCCTGAGCGTCCCCGAGGTGCGGCTGCTGATGGACACGCCCAGCGACGGCATCGACATTCGTCGCCTGAGCAGGCCCGACATGGGCGTGTTTGCGGGCATGAAGAAGCGCCGCATCGCGACCAACACCTACGCGTCCCTGGTAATGCTTGCCGTCGACACCGACGATGCCGCGCCGATCTGGCAGTTGACGCCCCTCGGCGTTGATCTGTGCATGGCGCTGCGCAACGGGACCTTCTGACCTTTCCCTCCCTACGACGGGACACGACACCATGACAGCCACTGACACGTTCAACCCCCCAGACCCGGAGCGGCGCTGGTCGACCGAGCGCCGGGAATACCTCCGGGCTCACTACCAAGATAACGTCCCGGTCCGAGACATCATGACCGTCCTGAACAGCATGATCGGCCTCCATATCAGCGACCGGCAGGCGTCGGCTTATGCCGGCAGGATGTTCAAGCTGAAACGCCCGGAGACGATGGTCAGCGTTTTTCGCGACAAGGCACTGGCCGCGATGAATGCCCGGAGACGGGCGGAGATGGAGGCACGCTTGGCAGGCGATGAAACCCCGGAGGCGGCGGAGAAACGCCGTCTTGAACTGTCCCGGCAGGCAAAGGCCCGTCAGCAGAAAGCCATGCGGAAGGCCGAACGCGACGCAAAGAAAAAGGCCGAGGCAAAGCCCTCCGCCCAAGTGCAGCAGGAGGAGCGGGCGCGGATCATCGAGAAGCGCAACCGGCTGACCGAATTGTTCATGGCCGACCAGCAGCGCCTGGACATTCTGCGGATGGAGCGGGAGCGCCGGGAGACGGAGCGGGCGGCAGTCAAGCCTGCCGTTAAGCCGCAGCGCCGGCGTGACCCGGCTGATGAGCCGAGCAGGCCATTCAGCATGTCGGTGATGGCGATGCCGGACCCCAGGCTGGCGGCTTACCAGGAGCAGCGGAGCGCGGCCGGCCGAGGACGCGTGTCCGACAGCTACGTTGCCCCCCTCACTCGAACCCTACCGGAGTAGACCATGAGCACGACCATGACGAAGGCGGAAACCGACGCCGAAAGCCTCGCATCATCGACGGACATCACCCTGGCCATCCAGGACGCGTGGACCCTGCACGACCTGCTGGCGGTATGGGGCGGCAGCGCGCACAGCCGGCCGGAACTGGCGGACCACGACCGGCTCCGGGTGCTGGAAGCGGCGTTCACGCGGATGCTCCGGCTTGAGGCCGCGCACGAGGGGGACGGGCGATGAGCGACTTTGAGCGAGTCGTCATTACGGACGCGTTTGGCGACCCGATCGGCGTGGAGACGACGGATCGCGGGACCGTCTACATTCGCATCCTCGAAAAAGGCGAGGAATGCGGCGTTGCGCTGTCCATCGACCAATGCGCTTCCCTGATTGCGGCCATCTCGAATGCGGCCAAGGCGGTTGCGGAGGGCAAGTCGTGACCGAGGACAAGCCCATCGACTCGAGGGACATGGGGCCGGCGGACATGGCCGCCCGGGGGTTCACGCGCATCAGCCGCGGGGACGCCATCCGGCGCTATTGCGTCGAGACCTGCATGTGCGGGGTTCGGCAGGAAGTCCTGCTGTGCGCGTCCGCTCACTGCCCCCTCTGGCCCTTCCGCATGGGGACGGACCCATTTCGCGATCCCCGCACCCTGACGGACGAGCAGCGGGCGGAGGCGGCCGAGCGGCTGCGCGCGGCACGGGAACGCAGGCCCGGAGCGCCCGACCAGGACGCCGCGGCGCGTGAGCGGACAGAGGGGGGCAGCATATGGGACTGACGCCGATGGCGGTCGCGCTCTCCCGTGCCGGCATGTCGCAGTCTGCCCTGGCCCGGCTGGTTCGCATGAGCCCGCAGGCCTTGGCCCACTGGTGCGCTGGGAAGGTGGAGCCCCAGCCCGACATTCTGGCGTGGGTGGAGAGGCTGGCAAACGCGATCGAGAAGCACCCTCCGCCGGCCTGGCGCTCTGGACGCTGGAACCGCGCGAGAGGGGGCAAAAACCAAAATGGCCAGGGCGCTACGGGGAGAGAGCGCCCCAGCCATTCAGTGACCCACCAAACCGCCCAGAAGCACGACCTTCCGCCGGTGGAAGCGCGGCGACCGACAGGACCCGCGCTCCAGGTGCCCGTGACATAGGGGCCTGTGGCGCAGATCGCAACCTTTTCGAGAGGACACGAGATGACCGAACGCGACGTCTCCAACGACCCCGCTGACTACCTCGCTGGCCTGTGCATCCTGGTCGCCCTTGGCGTCATGGTTCTGATGCCAGCCGCGTGGTTCATCGCCACCGGCCACTGGTTCGCATTTTTCCTGACAATCTTTTTCGGGAAATTCGCCGCCTGGATCGTGACCGCCCCGCTGATCGACGATGAGGAAGACTGATGCCCCAGACGCGCCAAAGGCCCGGACCTTGACGGGACCCGGGCCTTTGGTTCAGTCTCTCGACGTTGCAGCCGCCCTCTGTCCAGGAGAACAGCTGCGGTGTTCATCTTCCTGTGCGCGATGAACACCAAGGGTGCGACCGGAGTATGGTTAGGCTCCGTCACCCTGTCAACGCTGACGCACCGGTTGTTGTGTTGCGAGGCGTCAAATGTCGAACTTGTCATTCTTCGACCGCTCCAAGCAGTTCGCTTGGAACCTCCCCCGTCACCTGTCGCCGGGCGCCAGGATCACGGCCATCGCGCTGTTCCTCCATGCCCACGATGACGGCATGGGCATCTACGTCAGCGTCGAGAACCTGATGAAGTTCACATGCCTGGAGAACCGCACCCAGTACCGGGCGCTGGTCGAACTGGCCAAGGCTGGATACCTGGAGGCGGACGGGTTTCAGCACCACCGCAAGGGCGTGAAGACGCGCCGACGTCGGTTGAACCTTGGGCTCATGAGCAAAGTGCGAGCCGTCGAAGACGCGATTATTGCCCAGAAGCAGGGTGTCACAGGTGGCACTGTGCCGAACGACCACACTGACACTGGTGACACCCACCACACTGTCACCAGTGACAAAACCACACTGTCACCCGTGTCAGACAAACCGAATAGAAGAACCGAAGAGAGAGAACCGACAGAGATTCCTAACGGAATCTCCCACGTGCGCGCGAGTGACGCGATGTTCCTGGCCTTCTGGAGCCTCTACCCGAGGAAGGAGGGGCAGCTTGCCGCACGGCGAGCCTGGGACGACATCACCCGGGAGCATTCCCCGGTAACCGTCCTCACCGCGCTTGAGCATCACGAGTTCTCGATCGACCCCCAATACATCCCCATGCCGGCGAGGTGGCTGTCTCATGGCCGCTTCCTTGACCAGCCGGACGGGGCGGCCCTGTCATGAGCAAGGCGCTGAATTGGGACCGGATGCGGGACGCGGAGAAGATGCGCGGCCCGGCCTTCCCGACCAGGACGCAGGCTCGCATTGAACGGGTGGCCGACGCCTTCATCAGCCAAGCAAACCAGGATGCCGCGCGCCCGCAGCCCAAGAGCAAGAAACTCATCAAGGCCAAGCGGCACTTGGAAAGCCGGGGAATGTTCCCCATCCCGGCGCTCAAGGAAATCAAATCCTGCCGTATGAGGAACGGCAAATGGAGCGCAAAAGTCCTGGCTAAGTGGGGTATCCCCTGGGTTGCGCCCTATGGCGCTCCCCTTGGCTGGCAACAACGCCTAGCCGAGTTGCGGGCAGTCGGGGACGTGAAATGGCGCGGCTGGGATGCCGACACCCCCGAGCGGGAACTGAAATGGCTGTCGAAGCCAGACCACCGGCTCGCTCGCCAACTTGAAAACGAACTGCTTGACCAAGCCCGGTTCATGATCGGGCCAACCAACCCAAGGAGCACGACATGAACAGCATGACCGACCAGGAAGCCGCCGACATCGACCGCCAGGCAGTCATCATCGCCCGAGCCATGCTAGGGCAAATGCCGGCGGACGGGGGATCACCCCTCCTGCTCATCACCGCATTCATCAACGTCGCGGGAAACCTCTACATGATGATGAACCCGCCGCCGGCAGCACGCCCCGCCTTCCGCGCCATGTTTGAGGAAGGCATTGCCAAGGCGCTCGACACCGCCGAGGCACACATGGACCGGGACGGCTCCGGCCTGTCGCACTAAAGGAGAAGCACGATGACCAAACTTGAACTTGTGGCCGAGGCCATCTCGGGTTGCGCCTGGGATCGGCTGTTGGAAGTTGACCGCGACATTCACCGCGCACGGGCACGGGCCGCCATCGAGGCCTTGCGCCCGCTGACGCTGGATATGAACGCCGCCCTGCGGTCCCATGGCATGCCGCACGAGGGCTGGAGCGCGGCGCTGGATTTTGTGGTTGCTGGAGCGGAGTCCCTGTGATGGCCGACGAACGAAGCCTTGCTGCTCGCATGTTGGATCCCGAGACGCAGGCACGCGCCGCGTTGGAATTCTCCCGGCTCGGCTCAAGCTCTGAGGAAGCGGCAACCTGGGCCGTTGCCGCCGCGGTGTTCAGCCTGCGGGATACGGTGGAGCGGGCGATGATGCCGGCGGTGGTGACCGGGGCCGACCCCTGGCACATGACCAAGAACGACTTTGGTTCGAAGGCACCGGAACCCGACAAGAGCCAACTCACGCCCGAGGAAGCCGCCGCCATACGACGGTGGACCGTTTACCCGCACGGGCCGTTCCCCTTTACAAGGACGGACATGGGCTTTGCGGACCAGGCGCTGGCAGACGAAGCGCGGCGCACGCAAGACGCCCTGAATTGCGCGCGCGATCTCATGAGCCGGGACCCCGCCAGCCAATCTCGGCCCGAAGATCGCAGTGTCTTTTTCGGCCCCATTGCCGGTCCGGCCCCCGTATCACCCACCGGTGGATCGCAACTCCAGTCCGCCCAGCGGATGGGCGACAAGCGGCGCACCCAGGCCGACTGCCCGTTTTCGGACGCGGACATCGAGACGATACGGAAGAACGGGTATCGCCCCGCCGTGACCCGGGAGCAGGTGTTTGCCGCGATTGCGGATAGCTCGATCGGCTGCAAAGGCGCCCGCTCTCCGTGTGACCCGGCCAAAACCTGTAGTTGTAAACTACGGACCGGAGCCGTGATGAAGTTGCTGGAGGGCGGGAATGACGGACATGGAAGAATACCTCGCGGGCCTGAGGCGGGCGACGTGGTGGTGGTCTCGCACAAGCTGGACGGATACCGCGAATGGCCGGTGACCAAGGCGACGAAAACGCAGGTCATCATCGGGGACACAAAATTCAGGCGCGCCAATGGGTGGGAGATGGGACCCGAGTGGGGGCGGAAATCCAACATTGAATACCCGACGAAAAAAGTCGCCCGCATTGCGGCGTTCCGCACCATCCGCGACACGCTGAAAAAGGACCTCACCCTCGAATCCATCCCGGCCATGCGGCTGGCGCTCGATCGGGCCGAGGATCTGCTGAAGGAGGACGGCCAGTGACGGACGACGAGATCAAGGCGCTGATCGTGGAGTGCAGCGCGCCCGGAGCGGAGAACTCGTATCTTGGCTTCGACGCAGTGAAGGCGCTGGCGGAAGACGCCCTCCGCTTCCGCCACATCACCCGGAACGCCGAGCACATGCCGGACCCCGAGCCATACCCAGGACAGCCCACGCGCTACGGGTGGTCCGTTCAGTGGGGAGCCTGGGGCGACCAGCACACCACCCTCCGCGAAGCCATCGACCAGGACATGAGGAAGAAGCCATGACCGAGCACACCCCCGTCCAGGCCGTCACCGTGCCCAAGCTGCTGGAGAGCCATGCGGCGCTCGAAAGGCTTTTGCTGTCCACGGAGGACCGCATCCGCGATGAACTCGCCAAGCAGTACGGCGTGGCCATCGAGGACCGGGTGGAGTTTGCCGCCTTCCGCTACGGCGGCAAGATCATGCGCGTCTGGGTTGTCTCGATCGCCGTTCTCATACGGGAGGGGGCTGCGACCCTTATCGTCTCCGGGACCGTGAACAAGGGGGCGTCGACGCAGCACGCGTTCCCCTGGAACCCCGCCACCTGCACCGTCGTCAAGAAGGGAGAGCCGGGATGAGCCAGACCACTGACGCTGAAGCCCCGAGGGGCGGAGGCTGGTCGCACCCGTCGATGCCAGCCACCCCGAAGCCGCGCCCGATCGGGATTACCCCCAACCAGTGGGGGCTTGTGCATGTCCTGTATGATGACGGGACCGTGTGGCAGTGGTTCCCGGAACACAAGATATGGAGCCCGTTACCTCCAATCCCGCAGGAAAATGGGACATGACCACCTACCGCACCCTCCACGACATGCAGGAGGCCATGGACCGCACCGCCAGGCACATCGAGCGGCAGGCCGAGCAAGACCCGCCCAACAAGCACGCACTCCTGGCAACCGCCAAGGGGTGGAAAGACGCCGCGGCATACGTGCGCAAAGTGATGGCGAAGGAGAAGGACCCGTGAAGATCGAAACCATCGGGGCCGCAACGCTCTATCTTGGCGATTGCCGCGAGTTGTTTGAGGGGATCGGGGCGGTGGATGCCTTGGTCACAGACCCTCCGTATGGGATTGGCGAAAGTAGCCGGCGGGTTGCGTCGCGCCAAAATCTGGCTGCAGTGCGCGATTACGGCGCGTTCGATTGGGACCGCGAGCCGGTGGCGTTTGACACCATATGGGCTGCAGTCGAGAAGGCGGACGCTGCAATCGTGTTTGGCGGCAACTACTATCCAATGCCTCCGTCGTCTTGCTGGCTTGTGTGGAACAAGCTGAACACCGGAGACTTTGCCGACTGCGAACTGGCATGGACCAACCTGCCTATGGCGGTCCGCAAAATCGACTGGCTCTGGAATGGCATGATCCGCAAGGGCGATGATGTGCGGGAACACCCCACGCAAAAGCCGGTTGGCGTCATGGAATGGTGCTTAGGCTTCGTCCCGAACGCCCAAACCATCCTCGACCCCTTCATGGGCAGCGGCACCACGGGCGTCGCGTGCGCCCGCCTCGGCCGGCGGTTCATCGGGATCGAAATCGAAGAACGCTACTTCAACATCGCATGTCGCAGGATCGAGGCCGCCTACAAGCAGGCGGACCTTTTCGTTGAGCAGCCCGTCGCGGAGGACCCCGCCGAAGCCCGGCTGGTCGACCTGTTCGCGGAGCCGGAACCGTGACCCGCCTCCGTACCCTCGCCGGCCGCGGCCTCGCACTCGCCGTCGTCGCCGCATTCCTCTACCAACTCGCCGTCCACATGATCAACGCCGCGCAGTGAGCAAAGAAAAGGGGCCGCCAGCGCTACACCAGCGGCCCCAACCTCTTGCAAAGGTCCCCTGAACCAAGGGACCTCACCATACCCACACGCTCAGACGGCGGTCAACGCTCACACACCCCGCAGGTGCGACAGCAGCCGGTCCAACTCAGAACGCAGCGCACCCACCGTGCGCTCCAGGTCATGCAGCCGGCCATGAGCAACAACCACCTGCTCCTGAATGCACCCCATCTCGCGGTTCTCATACCCCGTCGTCGCATTGGCCCACCGGCCAAGCTCCATCAGCGAAATCTGCGCGTCCGTCACATCCAACATGATCCGGTTGACCAGCGCAGGGGGCTCGTTCGCAGCCACATCATCCACGCACATCGTCATCGCCTTCAGATCAGGCGCACCCGCCGCAGAACCACCAACGCGCATCACGCCGCTCGATCGGTCCATCACATCACACACCCCTTCATTATATCAGAAAACGCTAATGAGGATCGAAAGTCTTCCCCCGCACGCGCACACACGCACACGCGCATAATGCGCACGCGCCCGCGGATACATAAAGGAAGATAGTTCCATACCGTGAACCCCCCGCTCCCCTACCCCCAAAAACACCGCCTGTCCACCACAATCTCCACACCCACGACTCCCTCCCAACCTCCAATATTTTCCGCCAAATAAAATTCTGCGAAATTCAAAGCTGCACCACACGACCTCACCACACACCATGTCCGCAGCCCACAACAACCGCGATGCGAAACGCAATTCTTCCTGAACTTAAAAAATCCGGGGGACACCGAACAACAATCAAACCCCGAAGCCGATCAACAGCACAGGCACCACGCACCAACAGTCGCACACCCGAACCACACGCCGACATCAATAACCGTTCCCATTCCAGCACAACTGATTTTGGAAAATGGCGCTGGTAGGTGGAGAAAAATCTGCAAATTCCCCGACAGCGATCGCAGCCGTTCATTGGCAATCCGGCATGACCACTTTTCGGAATTGCATGTGACAGGGGGGGTGGGTCCCTATAATTGAATTGGTTGACCTGGTTGACGGGGGGTGGGGGGGCCTCAAGAGGGGCACCCGAAGCATCGGCCTTCGCCAGTCACACACACACACAGCACGGGGGCAGCGGGCAGGAGCAAGCGGCCAGGACATTGAAGCGGGGCGACCGATCCAGGCTTGTCCAATCCTATACGCTCGTTTAGGGTCGGACCCACACGACAGACCCCGAGGACAATCATCCCATGACCGACACAGCCACGCCCCAAGCGCGGGCCATCGCTTATCTGCGCGTCAGCACCCAGCGGCAAGGACGCAGCGGCCTCGGCCTTGAAGCGCAGCGGGACATCATCACCCGTCATTGCCAGACGCACGGCATCACCATCGCAGGCGAACACATGGAGGTGGAGACCGGCAAAGGCGCCGACGCCATCGACCGCCGGCCAGAGCTTAAAGCGGCCCTCGCAGCGGCCCGACGCATCCGCGCCCCGGTCATCGTGGCCAAGTTGGACCGGCTATCGCGGGACGTCGCGTTCATCGCTGGCCTTATGGCGGCTCAGGTCCCGTTCACCTGCTGCGACATCCCCGACGCTGATCCTCTCATGCTGCACATCTATGCGGCGATGGCAGAGCAGGAACGGCGGATGATATCGGCCAGGACCAAGGCCGCATTGGCAGCCAAAAAGGCTGGTGGCGCGACCCTCGGCAATCC